ACCGTATGTATCTGGTACTATGTACCACACCCTCTTTGTCAATCGGGTCATGGGAAATATATACGGGTGCATCTACGCATCTACATACCTACGTAGGTAGGTAGGGTTGTATATTACACTCATTGACAACTGCCTTGTTTTATGATATGCTGCGCATATGTTTTATATCGATGGATAGGAAAAGGAGGCAGGCGATGGGGCAGGAAAGTAGAAATACTGCGGTTGTTGAGGCACGTGTGGCGCATACAACACTGGCGACTTGTGCCAAGTGGCTGCTGGCAGACGGCAGGCATATTACGAGTAAGTCAGACCTCATTAGACAGATATTGGAGACTGTTGAAGCGACTATTATCCGGGATGGGGGAGATTATTTCAGGGGGACGGAGCAGGCGCTGGCGTTCCTTGCCAACGAGGTTGGCCTATGCAACAGGCCAGGCAGGGGAGGCAGGCCTATGAATGCCTTTTCTCTGGCAAAGCGTATAGAGCAAGAGAGAGGGATGGAGATGTCTGTAACAGACTTCAAAGACATGACGAAAGAAGAGTTAGAAGTGGCTATTAGGCAGGCAGCGAAGAATATAAAACAACAAAAAGTGGGGTGATTCTCTTATTGACAAAGACCACACAGGTGTGGTATAATGGTTTTGATGATGGTTCTCTTTGTCAATTATATTGACAAAGGGGGGGATACTAAAAAAAGGAGGTGCATTATGTGCTTACATTGGTATGAGTGTAGGGATATTCCTAAACAGAAACAACCAACAAAGGGGGTGCGATATGAACGACTTTGATAAGAAGGTTCTGCAGGCAAAAAGCGGGGGAAAGAAGCAACTCCGACGTCTTATGTACCAGCACAGGCAGACCTTACGTTTGGCGAAGCAGAAGAAAGAGCAGGCCCTGCGTGACGCCTTGGTTACAAAAGAGAAAGAAGTTGCACAATGAAGCGCTTGGCAAAGCAGACATTGCTTATTATATTATTCGCCTTATGCTTATATATCCTGGCGATTAATATAGTAACAATGCCTGCCCCAAGGCCTATTCCTCCAAGCCCAGCAGAGTGGAAGAGAATGAAAATGTGCCTAGCTTGGAATAGGACTATTGTGTATAAAGGTCCTGGGGATTGGAAGGTCATCATCCATAAGGAACTTAGAAAGAAATAATAAGGAGGCATGACTATGGAAGAAGACAGAGAAGAAGGGCCAGGCATGGAAGATGAATACCACTGGCATCACGACATCTGCAAGGAGTGTCCGATAAGAGAGAAGTGTGATGAAATGGAGGTTCACCTATATAAGGTGCAGCTAAACATATGCAGAGATGTAGGAGAGCCTGCACCTGTGCCAGAGGACGACCTTCTAATGATTATCTGCCTAGGTGACGATGATATCTTTGTCTCAGATGAAGCTCTGGCGCAGGCACTTGCTGAAGAGGAGGAGGGCGCACAGCAATGAGATATATCCTCCTATATATCACGCTAACTTTGCTAATATACATTCTCTTGCAGAATATTATAAAGTAAAAGAGGAGGTGCATAATGCCAACACTGGAACAGCTTTTGGAAGGGATAGATAGGAAGAAACTAGCAGCTTTTCTTAAAGACTATAAGCCTCAGCCTGTGCGGAAGCATAGAGATAGCAGTAAGGCAAACGGGCCTGTTAAGGTATATACTACAGTAATTAAGCAGTATACCTGCCTAGTATGTGGTTCTACCTTCAGCAGGCGCTATGATCTACATAAGGGGGAGAGTACAGAGACAGTAAGCCCAGAAGGTACAGTGGTTGTAGTAGTTGCAACAGGGAAGGAGGGAGAAGTAGTCCTGCCCTGTACTATTAGCAAGTGCGAGCACTGCATAGAGGCTGTGCGAAGTTGGCCCAGGCAGGTATTGGAGGAGAACTTCACGCGTCTGCTTAATGCCTGTACCTTCAAAGAAAAGGTTGTTTATAGTAAAATGAGGAAGGAGGTTATATAGTTGCCAACTATTCTAGTAACACTATACAAAAGCACACGCGGATATTGCTCCTGTTATGAGGAGAAACTATTAATACCTATGACTTTTGATAAGAAGGAGGTGCAGAATGGAAAGGATAGAAGTAGTACTTGGTACACCGCAAGAGAAAAAGCACTCAATACGATACGACGCCTTGTCAGGAGATGCTGCAGTTAGCACAGTGTATATCTTCAAAAAGGCTCTACCCAAAGAGGGTATCCCAACAAAAGTAAAAATAACTATTGAGGAGGTGCTGGAGTGATGGAAAAGGAATATATAGAGGAAGAGATAAAGGCAGGAAAAGACTTCATAGCGGCCCTAGAAGGGCTATGCAGCGCCTCTTTCAAGTTGACGTTTAGACTTGGTGTGAAGGATAGTATAGTCACGGCTACAGGCTTGTTTTCTACCCAGCTCTTACTAGCTCTAAACACCAAAAACGGAGGAGTCCTAAAAGGAACTGGAATAGTAATGATGGAGACATTATCTGTCGCCGCTAAAGTTCTTGAATTAGCTCATAATGACTTACTTACAGCAGCAACCACAAAGGACGTCGTTAAGACTATAAAAACTGCCTCAACCGCAGTAGAAGCCTCTCGCACGCCTGAAGAGGAAAGAGTAACAGTCCAGTAACAGGCACCAGCCTTATTGACAACTTTAAATTAATATGATATGGTGCTTATAACAAAAATCAAAACCCACAGTGAGTGGGTAAACTTCAACAACAGTAGGAGGAATTATGGTAGAGATTAAGGCAACTTATAAAAAGGGAGACGTGGATAAGGAATTCGTGGTTCAGTACGACTTCGGAGGTGATGAAGCAGGGGCAGTGGCAAAGTTCGGCGCAGACGTCGTGTATAACAACTTTGTTCGGTCAGGCAAGATCACTATCCAGGCCGCCATCAGGCGTTGGGCAGAGGCTGGCAAGACGCAGGAAGAGATTTCTGCGTTGGTTGAAGGCCTGAAGCTCGGCGTGGCTGCGGAGCGTGTGTCTGATCCGATCGCTGCGTTCACGAAGAAGTTCTCTGGACTCAACGAAGCAGAAAAGGCGGCATTGCTGGACAAGCTTACAGCCATGCTGTAAACCAGAACAACCCAGGGCGCACCTCCTTGGGAGGCTTGGCTCTTATTAAGCGTAGTAAGGACAGCTGAACAGAGCCAGGCCTTTTTCTGGACTTTATTAAGGTGAACATAAATGGGATATTGGACTGACTTACGTCATTATAATAAGTATATACAGCTGAGACTATCTAACCTTACAGAAAGGTCTGAGGTGTATAAGATAATAGGTGCAGCGAAGGTGTTAGAAGATTGGGACATATATGAGATATCTCTTCAAGATAACTTCATGAGCTATACATGCTGGTATGCCTTTCTTATCAACGGCAGGTTCATATTCCTGACTAGCTCATACCATCTTGATGAAATAACAAAAGCAATAAAAGATGAAATCTGGGAACGAGAAGAAATCAGGAAAGACGCGGAGCGATACCTTGACCAGTGTAGCGCCCTTTGTCAATTATATTGACATAGAGGTTTGTCCAAACTGTCTAAAGAACGTGCCGAAGTTTGCGGCAAAAGAGCACTTGGAGTTTTGCAGAAAAAGATACAGAAGGCCTGTTGCAGTTGATCTGATAATAGAGAAAGAGCAGAGCGCAAGTAGGTTTAACCTACATAAAGTGAAAATAAAGGCAGAGAGTAGAGGTAGGAAGTGTCTACGTTGTGGTAAAGATCCAAAGCCAAACTACTTCTACTGCCCTGGCTGTATGCCAGAAGATCCGTGGGTAAGTATATGAAGAAATGGAAAGGCATCTTTAATTGGTATGGAGAAGTAATGACGCTGCATACAGATGCAGATAGTGAAATACACGCCAGACATCGCTTTATGTGTGTCTTGGCAAAGATACTGAAGAGAGAAGTCTGGGCTGTTCAGCGGTACTTTAATGGGGAGAAGGATAATTATATAATAGAGGAGGTGCAGATATGATAAATAATTTGGAGTAGTAGTCTTTGACCCTAGACCATAGCCAGAACTGAAAGGAGACTAAGATGAGTGATGCAATAGAGGTCCTACTTAAAGCACTTCAGACAGAGATAAAGAAGCTTAGGAGAGAGATAATAGGAGGAATAGATGACGTTACAACAAAGTGATACCTGGCAAGTCCAAGATGCTACTAAGATAAACTCCTTCATGGACTGCCCTCGCTCTTATTTCTATGAATACGTCCTAGGCTGGCGCAGCGACCTACCAAACCTTCACCTCGAGTTCGGCATCGCCTGGCACAAGGCGATGGAGTTCCTTCTATTAAAAGGATATAGCAGGGAGGATATTTTGCAGGCATACAACCTATTCGAGCAGCACTACCGACAGTTCTGGGGTCCTGAGATGGATGAAGCGAACGCTCCAAAGAACCCAGGCAACGCCATGTTGGCGCTGGCTCAATACGTTAAAGAGTATCAGGCAGACAAGCATATTGTCCACTTCACTGAAGTAGCTGGGACTGTACCTATTGATAATAATCACGTCATCCACTTCAAGATTGACTCCATCCTGGAAATAGATGGTATGATCCGAAGCAGGGAACATAAGACTGGCTCTACTCTTAGTCGGGTCTGGGAAGATCAGTGGAGTCTGTCTATGCAAACTGGCGTTTATAATCATGTCTTATGCTGCCTATATCCTATCGACGTCGTCTGGGGCGTTGAGATCAATGGAGTTTTCTTCCAGAAGAAAGAGAACAAATTCAGGCGTGTGCCTGCACGTAGAAATACAAGCATGATGAACGTCTGGCTGTGGAACACTATCCACCAGTTGAATATGATTGACTTTGAGTTCCAGCGTCTGGAAGATTGTAAAGAAGGAGAACTCGTGATGGAAGCCTTCCCTATGAATACAGGGAGCTGTACTAAGTACTACGGTTGCAAGTACCACGACTTCTGTATGAGCTGGGCTAATCCTCTGCAGCATATATACGAAGTACCTATCGGCTTCAAAGTTGACCACTGGGACCCAAGGGAGGAAGAGAAGAAGGCGAAGAAGATCGTTAATATAGAAAGGAGAGGCTAACCATGTTAAGAGTCTGCGAAGATGGTCATGAAGAGATTGTTTACTCTTCAAGGTTCTGTCCTTTATGCGGTGTACTTGATAATAGAGACAGAGCTCTAAATGAAATAGATGCGCTTAAAGATGCCATAGACGATTTAGAGGATACTGTAGTGACACTGAAGGATGAAATATATAGACTAAGAATGGAGAAATAAGATGAACGTACAAGACTTAAGAGATGCCCTTGCAGGTTGTGAACGTGGTTATGCTGTTGTCTCTAAGACTGGAGAGATAGTAGCAGTAAGCCAGAACAAGGGGGATAAGACTGTCTCCGTTCTGACATTGGCGGAGAAGAAGATGCTGGACGCTCGAGAGAAGGCAGGAGAAGGGAAGGAGGACAAGAAGTAATGCCACTTGATATAAAGGCGGAGATCGCAGATATCCAGAAGCGATATAACGAATCATCAAACACTAAGTACTTCAGGTCTGTCATATTCGGAGATGTTGGAACAGGCAAAACAACCTGCGCATTAACCTGTCCAAGGCCTATTCATATAGACTCCTTCGATCCTGGCGGAACAAAAAGCGTCAGACGTGGTATCCAAGAAGGCTGGATTGTTGTAGATAATTCTTTTGAGAATGAAGATCCTACTGACCCAAAGGCTCTTAAGCTCTTTGAAGAACACTTCAACGAGCGTAGGAAGAGTGGCTACTTCGATTACTTTGCTACCTATTATCTTGACAGTCTAACCATGTTTGGAAAGGCTGCTATTAATCTGGTGGTGAAGAAGAAAGGTCGTGTAGACGGAATTCCTCAGACAGGCGGCCAGCGTGGTGGAGATAATGACTACGTCTTGCAGCAGGCGATGATGGAAACTGCTCTCCGGCAGATCCTTAATCTACCTTGCCATGTTATTATAACTGCACACCCTGATCTTTCTGTTGATGAAGACTCCGGAGGGAAGAAGATAATAGGGCCTAATGTAGTTGGCCAACTAAGAGCACGCTTACCGCTAATGGTTGATGAAATCTACTGTGCGCAGACCGCACCAACTAAAGAAGGCTCATTAAAGTATCGCTTCCTAACGCAGCAGGACGGTATATATAGGTGTCGAAGCAGGCTTGCTGCAACTGGAAGGATCAGTATGTATGAGGATCAAGATATTAAGGCTATACTGAAGAAGGCAGGATATCCTGCAGATGATAAACCTAAGGCGTGGTAGCTGGCCACGAGAAAGGAGTATTAAGACAAATAAACCAGCAATAAAGAACGCCGACGACGGCGTAAACAACTAATAATAAGGAGGAAAATAGTATGTTTCTAGATCTTAATTTCGATGAAGTCTTTGAACCGACAAGTAAGAAGGAAGGTGAGTATCAACTTCGTGTTCTGGATTGCCAGCTGAAAGAGAGCACCAAGGGCAAGGGCCAGTACCTTAACGCCAAGTTCGAGATCGTAGGTGAGCCTACTGCCAAGGACATCAACCATGTCATGATGCTGCCGAAGGCAGAGGATGATGTGAAGCAAAGGAACAAACGCCTGTTTGCTATTCAGTCCTTTATTAAGGCCTGCGGAATGGACCCTGCTGCAAGCTTTCAGCCAGAAGAGCTGGTTGGACATACCTGCTGGGCTATTCTGACGGAGGAGCAGGACCCGGAGTATGGGACGCAGAATAGGGTCAGACGCTTTAGCGTTCCGAAGTGATGGTGTCTACTTCTAATATCCAACCAGTAAAGGGCTAGTGCGGTCGGCCTCGGATAGACCGCGAATGTTGTATGTGCAGGGCGGGGGAGAATGGGACCCCCGCCCGATATTAAAAGGAGGCCCCAATGCACCGAGCATCGAGGAAAGCAGCACGATAAAAAATCGGCGGGACGGCAGGGTAACGTACATCACCACGGATAGCAGGATCTATTTCGTCAGGGACGGGCGGGAGATCACGGTAATCAGGAGGGGAGCATGATAGAAATTAACGAAGATTTTCTAAAAGAAAAACATGCTTGTAGGGATGCAGTCACGGAGTGGCGGAAAAGGGGAAAAGAGCCGGACCCAATAAAAGTAATATCTCTCGCTATGGAGATGGGCAGATTTGATTGGGCTAATTGGCTGATAGTCCGCTGTATGTCGTATCAGCAGTATGTTTCATATGCGATTTTTGCGGCAGAGCAGGTTATTGGTATTTATGAAAAAAAATATCCCTCCGATTGCCGCCCAAGGACCGCGATTGCCGCGGCTAAAAAATGTTTGGAAAATGATTCCGTAAAAAATAAAAATGCTGCTTATGCTGCTGCTGCTTATGCTGCTTATGCTGCTGCTTATGCTGCTGCTTATGCTGCGAGGAAAGAGATGCAGAAAACGATTATTGAATACGGGATGATGCTTATGGGTGTGACGTTATGACCAGCATGGACGCGATTTTAAAACAGGTGATGGGAGGTGGGGTATGAAAATATTAAATCGTTTTACGGATGAGCTCGGAGGTGCGGCATGAGAAAATGTTACCTCTGTGGTACGACAGAAAAGGAACTGCGTCCTTATGGTCCGGGTGGCCAGGATGTTTGTTTTCCCTGTGCCATGTCAACTCCAGAGAGAAAAGCGCAGACCGAACAGGCGTTTGATTCGCAGCTTTCCGCGTGCGGTGAAACTCCCGTGATAGGGCTCGACGTGGGTCCGGTCCCGCTGCGAACCGCGAATGAAAGTCAGGGGTGAACGATGAACGAATCTAATTACGGTACGCTTGAGGCGTGCAAGAAATTGGTCGAGAAAGGGATTGTTCTGGAGACGGAAGCTGGGTGGTACAAGATTTTCCGGCCAGGATGCCATGACTTTGACATGGTTCTTTCAGCACGATCTGGAAATGAAAAGTTTTATGGTGACAATTATCCCGCCCCCTCCATGGCCGAAGTGTGGAGGGAGTTAAAAGAACTATCATTCTCTTGTAGACTACAAAAAGATGGAAGTTATTTGGTGTGGCTAGAAGATGACACATATGAAGAAATAAATCGCAACCCCACCGATGCACTTATTGACCTGCTTATTTGGGTAAAGGAGCAAAAAGATGAATGATGAGCCTACAGGCCCCTATATTTATCAGCCTTACGGAATGCAAGATAAGGATCAATGAGAAAGTAAGCGCGTATATGCCATTTCCGGAGTACCATTTTTGATTATAAAAGGGCTAACAAAAGACGAGGCTGAAAAAGTATTAGCTATTTTGAAGGAGCGCAAGCCATGACTAAGAAAATAACACTGACCTGTAAACATCCAGATAGGGATTCTCCCAAATTAATGTGTGCCCACCCCTTACCGTGTCCTTGGCATACGGTAATCATTGATACCAGCGCTAACCCGCCAACCATTACATTCCCCATTACATCTAACGCAATTCACCACAGGGAAGAGTTGGCTGAAATAGCAGATGCGTTGAAAAAAGGATTGACGCCATGACCGACGAAGAACTGAAGTACCTTCGCGCCCTGAAGCCGGAGATTGATAAGAGGATGGGACCGTGGGAAGTTGGAGATAGGGGATATGATACTTATGCCGAATGGGAAGGGATATTAATAGAAATTATCTATCCAGATAATCCTAAAGAACCATGGTGTGTATTTAGTTGGCCTGCTGGCATTCATAGCACAATTAAAGAATGTAAGGCTGAAAATAAACTTCGCATCCCTCACCCCATGCCGATGCCGGGAGTTCCTGAAGAGCGGACGCTGTGGGGGATGATAGATTGGCGGTTCCATTATCTCGACGATGAGGGTGATAATGGGAGCATAAGAATTACTGGTGATGATTTCGTGACGATAGGAAGGCCCTATCTTGCCCTGCTCAAAGCCCTCGCCCACCAATGCGAAGTGGAGGTGAAGTAATGGACAAAAACCGATTTGTAGCCGAGAAGTTAGGTCTGTGTTGGCATGAGTATGATCCAGATTATGATGTATATTGTAAGAAATGCAGAGTATCTATAGGTGATGGCAACCCTGACTTCTCCACAGACGCCGGCGCGGTAGAGCTGCTGAGGCTGATGATGGAAAGGCCAAGTTGGTGGGAATTTATTTCAGAAGCATGGGGGACACGCCGCGATACGTTTGAAGACTGCTTTAAGATTATCACCACCCCAGGCGCGCTCCTCGACGCCGCGGCGGAGTGGTTCGGGTGGGAGGAAGAGGAATAAAAACGTACGCTACGGTTATTATATTGACAAAGGGGGATGTTAATGGAAAAGAAGCGATTATCTATAGAAATATCTGACCAAGATCAGGAGCGTATGCACTTATTAATCCCACGTGGTCTTACATCTCACATAATGAGAATACTCTTAAAAAGTACACTTGACTTGGTAGAAAAGCACGGAGATATAGTCCTCGGCTTTGTTCTATCAGGACAGATAAGTATACTAGACCTATTAAAGAAAGGAGTGCCTGAAGGTGGAATTACAGGATTTACAGAAGACGCTGAATAAGATGACTGACACAGAGTTGATGGAGAAGTTAAAAGAAATAAGAGCAAACAGGCGTATACCTAGGGATAAAGTATCTCAGGCAAAAGGAAAGACACATGATAAGGCTATTAAACTCGACGCTATGCTGGCATCAATCTCTAAAGAAGACATAGCCAAACTAATTACTGCGCTTGGAGGGAAAAAATAATGGAGCTTAAGGTCATACCGCTATCATCAATAATTGTTGAGGATCGTTTTAGGGAGGACTATGGAGACATGGACTCCCTTGTTTTGTCTATAAGAGAGGAAGGCATAATCCAACCCCTTGCGGTCTGTGCTAGACCTAATAATCAGTACAGACTCCTGGCCGGTGGGCGTAGGCTTAGGGCTTGTGATCTTGCAGGGATAATAGACGTCCCAGTACGCATATATCCAGAAACTCTATCAGAGCTGGAGATGCGTAGCATCGAGCTGATGGAGAACTTGATAAGGAAGGATATGTCCTGGGTAGAAATGGCGCGCCTAAGGAAAGAGATAAAAGTTCTTCAGGAAAAGATACACGGGAGAAAGGTGAGTACTGCCCCAGACGCAGAGGGTGTCTCTATGCGAGACGTAGCCGATATGATAGGAGTAAGCCGTACAACTATGTCTCAGGACGAGAAGCTTCTTGCTGCTATAGAAGCAATGCCTATTATAAAGGATGCAAAGAATAGAACAGACGCCCTGAAGATGGTTAATCGGTTGGAAGAAGAAATGGTACTGGCAGAGATACAGAAGAGGATTACAGAAAGAAATGCTAGCACGCCAGTGGAGGTCGTTAATAGAAAGTTGATAGATAACTATATACTATCTGATTTCTTCTCTGGCATCAACAGCGTTCCAGAGCGTTCTATTGACATTATTGAGATAGATCCTCCTTACGGTATAGCATTGGGGACTAGCAATATAAAGAAAACAACAGACAGTCTACAGACAAATACAAAGAATTATAATGAGATTCCAGCACATGAGTATGGCATATTTCTAGACAACCTATTCAGAAACTGTTTTAGGGTAATGTCAGATAACAGCTGGCTTCTGTGCTGGTACGCCCAAGAGCCTTGGTCTGAGATAGTATATCAGGCAGCCTGTAGAGTAGGACTAAAAGGCACTCGCATTGCTCTGATTTGGAATAAGGAGGGAAGCACAGGTCAATGTAATCAGCCTGATATGTATCTAGCCAACCTATATGAAAGCTGCTTCTACTTTCGCAAGGGTAATCCAGCTATAACAAGAAGGGGAAGAAGCAATGTCTTCTCCTTTAAGCCTGTATCTTCCCTGTCAAAAATTCATCCAACTGAAAGGCCCATAGAGTTGATGCAGGACATCTTAAGGACTTTTTCCTGGGAAGGAGCTCGTCTTATGGTACCTTTCTTAGGAAGCGGTAACACCTTATTAGCAGGAGCTAATATAGGGATGACCGGCTTTGGATATGATTTGTCGCAGGAGTATAAGAACGCATACTCTGTACGTGTTATTGGTAGTAGGCCTGGAGAGTATAGATCGTATAAGAAGGAGGAATAAGCAGATGCCCTATCGTCGGAACTTACAGTGGAGAATCTTTAGCAGGCGCGTAGACGATCACGTTAGAGAATATACAATTCCTCAATATGGAGACGAACCTGATGACGCTATAGAGCAGTGGTCTGCAGACGACTGTATCAGGGCGATAGATAAATACGTTAAGCGGTTCGGCAAAGGACAGAGAGGAAAGGCTGAGCAGCTAAGGGATATGTTGAAGATAGCCCACTTCGCCTGCCTGGCATATGATAAGATGGGAGGGAAGACGGAGCCTCTCCATACCAACATCCTTCCTAATATAGAAACTGGAAACTTTCTTATAAAGGAGCAGTAATGCTAAACAATCCAACAAAGAGATACTGCCTCCCTGATGGCTTACTGGAATCAAAGATTGCCTTCATAGGGGAAGCGCCTGGCCAGATCGAGGAAAGACTTGGTCGTGGTTTTACAGGCAGTAGTGGTCAACTGCTCTTCAAGATAGCAGCAAATGCAGGGATAATAAGAGCAGACGTATACTGCACCAATGTAGTAAAGGAAAGACCGAGGGATAACGATATATCCCAGTTTATAACAATAAGAAATGGCAGAGCTACATATACAAAGGAGTACACTGAATATGAAGAGTATCTATACGAAGAACTATCCAAGGTAAAGGCCAATGTCTTAGTCGCTGTTGGAAACATAGCGTTATACGCTCTGACAAGAAAGACAGCGATAACTAAGTACCGTGGAAGCATCCTACAAATGGTAGGCACAGGTAGGAAGGTTATCCCTATTATCCATCCTGCTGCAGCCCTGCGTCAGTACATTTACACGCATATTATCTCAGTAGATATGAGGCGGATAGCAGAAGAGAGCCACTTCCCAGACATACGTCTTCCTCATAGAAATATCAGAATCAGACCAAGCTTTTTAGACACAATCCAATTCCTTAAGATGTGTCAGGAATCAAGTATGGTTGCTTTTGATATTGAAGTAATGAGAGAGGAAGTTAGCTGTATCTCTTTTGCTTCTGGGCCTTACGACGTAATAAGTATCCCCTTCATATCAGAAGGACGTGACTACTTTACGCCTGAGCAAGAAGTAGAGGTGTGGCGTCTTATCTCTTCTATTCTCGGAGACGAGTCAGTGGTAAAGGTTGGGCAGAATCTGGCCTTTGACACTGCTTTCCTTTTTCAACGTCTAGGTATTATTACTCGGAATGTTGAAGACACTATGATTGGCCAGGCGATATGCTATCCAGACTTCCCAAAAGGTCTGGACTTCATAACGTCAGTGCATACAAGAGAGCCATATTATAAAGATGAAGGAAAGAAGTGGTTCAAACTTGGAGGATCTGAAGAGGACTTCTGGGTATATAATGCCAAGGATAGTGCTGTCTGTATAGAAGCCATGCCTAAAATAATGCAGGACTTAGAAGTAATAGGCAATACAGAAGTGTATAAGCAGCAGCGCTTACTAATTCAACCCCTTACATATATGCAAATAAGGGGAATAAAGGTAGACGCAGTAGGTCTTAAAGAGGCGTCAGAAGATGCAGATAGACAGATAATAGACCTGACACAGCAGCTACATAAGGTTGCAGGGCAAGACATAAACCCACAAAGTCCAAAGCAGTTGGTGGAATACTTCTATAACAAGAAAGGAGAAAAGCCATACTATGATCGCAAAACTCATAGTCCGACTGTTGATAAAGATGCTCTTAAGCGCCTGGCTAGGAAAGGCCACGAAGAGGCTAGGCTTATGCTTGAGCTTAGACGACTTAACAAACTTAAGGGGACCTACCTTGACGTTACACTCGACAGAGACGGGCGTCTTCGATGCTCGTTTAATCCAGTGGGAACTGAGTCGGGAAGACTATCGTCGTCAGAAACTATATTTGGAACTGGAACTAACATGCAGAACCTCCCTGAAGAGTTTAGGAAGTTCCTTATCACAGACGATGACTGCATGATGTATAATATGGACCTATCGCAGGCAGAGAATAGAGTTGTTGCATACATAGCGCCAGAACCTGCGATGATTAAAGCATTTGAGGATGGAATAGATATACATAAACAAACAGCCGGCCTTATCTTCGGCAAGCCATTGGAGGAAATAAGTGATGAACTTGGATCTTGTTCCATTGGAGGTGGTAATTTCTCTGAAAGATTTTGGGGAAAAAAGGCCAATCATGGCCTCAACTACGACCTTGGATATAAGACCTTTGCCTTCTATTACGAAATCCCAGAAGGCGACGCAAAGTTTATTGTCGATAGGTACCACACCGCGTATCCCGGCATACGTCGGTACCATGCATGGATTAGATGCATGCTTGGCAAGGGTAGAACAATTGAGAATTGTTTTGGACGACGGAGAGTTTTCCTGGATAGATGGGGAGACTCCCTCTTCAAAAGCGCATATAGTTTTATCCCCCAAAGTACTGTGGCCGACAAGATTAACAGGCACGGACTCTTATATATTTACTATAAACCTGAAATTTTTGGTCCAGTAGACCTCCTGCTACAAGTCCATGATAGTATTGTCTTTCAGATGAACTATAAGAGATATAGCTGGGAGCAGCAAGCAGACTGTTTGATTAAAATAAAGAATAGTCTGGAGCAGCCTTTATCATGGAAAGGAACAAGCTTCAAGATACCAGTAGGCTGCGAAGTAGGTATTAGTATGAATAAGAAAGGCATGAAGGGGCTTAAGGATGGCGACTTCTCGAGCATTGACCGACTGGCTAGAAGGCTTTATGAACTTAACGGAGAATTCAGAGCCGCCCTACACGTATAGACTATGGACTGGATTGTCAGTAATCGCTGCCTGCTTAAAGAGAAAGTGCATACTTAATTGGGGTACTATGGCTGTGTACCCTAATATGTATATAGTCTTAGTTGGCCCTTCTGGGAAGTGTAGGAAAGGTACAGCAATGGGACCTGGACTGCGTTTTCTGAAGGAGATGGGAATAAAGGTGGCAGCAGAGAGTATAACAAGGGAGGCCCTGATTCGCGAACTTAAACAAAGCAATGACACACAGGTGGATGTTACGACTGGGACTATGCATCTGCATGCATCTCTTACCATATATAGCCAAGAACTTACTGTCTTTCTCGGCTATAATAATCAGGCTCTTATGTCGGACCTTACTGACTGGTATGATTGTAGAGATACATGGACCTACAGAACTAAGAACATGGGAACAGATGAGATCATTGGTGTTTGGGTTAATCTTATTGGAGCGACAACTCCAGAACTACTCCAAACGACCCTTCCCAGGGATGCGATTGGAGGTGGTCTCACGTCAAGAATAATCTTTGTGTTTGAGCAGAAAAAAGGGAAGGTTGTACCAGCACCATTCTGGACACAAAAGGAGCAGGACCTATATGTTAAGTTGGCTAGGGACCTAGAAAAAATCTGCATAATGTCTGGAGAATTTAAGGTATCCAGTGATTTTATAGACATATACGTTCCTTGGTACTCTGCCTATAGTATAGGTCCTCCACCGTTTGATGATTATAGATTTTCTGGCTACTTTGAGCGTAGGCCAACACATCTATTAAAGTTATGCATTCTTGTCTCAGCGTCTCGGTCTGATAGGATGATAATAACAGCGGAGGATTTCAAACGATCCTTACTGTATTTGGAGATGATAGAGAAAAAGATGCCTTACACTTTTAGTGGTGTGGGAAAGAGTAGCTCTGCAGATGTACTGCAGAGAGTAATGGGGACTATGTCTGTGGTCCAGGAAATAGATTTTGGAGACCTAATGTCTCGTTTCTACCAAGACATGGATAAGATAGGTATGGAGAAGATTGTAGAGTGCCTAAAGTCTATGGGTGTTGTAGAAACAGAAGTAACAGCTAATAGGCGAATTATCAAATATATAAAAGGTAACAAAGTATTTGAGCTAGACTGACTTAGGGCACATCGTACCCTATGTCAATTATATTGACAAAGAGGAGGATCGTATGGAACTAGAAAAGCTTGATAAAGAGAGTTTGATACAGCTGGTTAAGAAGCTAGGAGCAGGTATGAATATGGTAGACATAGAAAAGGGATGGATACCTCTTTCCACTAGAAGAAATATAGATGCCATTCATACTATCTTCTGCACTGAGAAGCACTCAGGCGAAGGGGCATGTCCTTACTATGAGGAGACAAAAACAGATGATCCATGGGCAGGAGTTGCGCATAAGAAGTGGGCAAACCATCTAATAAATAATATGACTAAGCATGCCGTATCAGATCAGGACGTTACAATAGTTTGCCATGAGCTATTTCAAGTAATGCACTCCAGGGAGAGATTAAAGAAACAAAGCCCCAATGCTGAGGCTTTGTTTCTTTCCCTCCTTAAGGAAGATTTCCGTAGTCTGATCGGTTAGGATACATCTCTACAATATCTGGCCTACGACGTATCTCAGTACGAAGAATACGTCGTAGGTCTGGATCAAGCTGACTACTCTCTACCCTATTAATAAGACTGTCAATGGTAATAGTTCCCTTCGCTAACTCTTCTGTAACCCTATCAGGAAGAGGCTGTCCAGACAGGATTGCCTGCATACCCTCATTTATCAGACGCGTCTTCAGTTGGTTGATACGCTCTTCTCTTCTAGAGAGAATACGCTCTTCTGCTCTTATTCTATTCAGGTCTACACTCTCCACACCAGCTACACTCTGTAGGATAAAAGGAAGAGCATCAGGTACTTGGTACAAGTTATTACCATTCTTATCTTTCAGCCAACCATTCTTAGTTGCATAGTCAAGTATGTTTAGGTAATGCTTAGCGATGGGCGCAGCCTGTGTTGCCTGCATATAGTCACCCTTAAAAACACCATACTCTATAGAAGGGCTAATAACTTGCCTATATAAATCCCCAAGCGTATTAATTGCAGGCCCTACGAAGTCCCACTCATCTACCGGAAACTGAAAGCTAGCAGCAGCAGACATATCAAATGCATAGTTCGGATCAGCCAAACCTGGCAGACCTCCAACGCCTCGAGATGTAAGTGGTGCATTCTTATTCATCCACTCCTCAGCCTTATCAACCCAATCGTTCCACCAGCCGAAGAGGGCTAGAATAGGTAGCGTTCTCATGACCATTAAATAGGCACGAGGACCACCGAGGGCCAGCTGCATAGTAAGATACCGTCCCCACTCCACAGGCGTCAGGCTGGCCATAAACTCAAGTTCTTTAACCAAGTAGGGCTTAAACTGCAGAGCCAGCTTCCCTGTAGGTCCTCTCATTATGCTAGGTAGGTTTGATACGTTATAAGTAAACTGCTGCAACCAGTTTGACTTAATAGCAAATTCCCTAGCTGCTTCGTGACTCATCTTCAGCCTGTCGATTGCATAACTATAATTTGCCAGCACAGCAATCTCCCTATTAATAGGCTCTGCCATTTGGAATAGCCCAAGAGGATGATATGCAGGCGTCTTGGCCTTAATCGCTGCAGTATCAGTAGCTATCGTCGTACCAAGATAAGGCCTAACATCTTGCAGAAGCTGCTGACCTTCAGGTGTGCCCTTCAAACGCCAGGCTTCAGTGTAATACTTAGTGCCAGTCTTAACCCAAGTATGAGCCTGTCCGGAGGCAAAGTTAATGGCTGCGGCAACCGGTCTATATCCAAGTTTTAGCCAGGCAGTCAGAGTCCTAGTAGCCCCAACAGCCCTGGAGTATCCTCTATATGTCCCAAGTATATAATCAACACCCTTGTCTATTGTTCCATACTTTCCCTTCGCGTCCTCCAATAGGTCAGTAATATATCTAGCGTCTTTCGCCTCTAACTTATTAAGGTCACGCTTAACGAGGTCGATAACAGGATCTAGGGCCATCTTCTTCTCAAGACTATACGCATAACTCTCAAGGACAGGAAATATATCTGGTTCTCCTTTAAGTATATCCTTTCTCTCCTGAAGGAACTCAGAGTAGACCTCAGATGGTTTTATCTGAAACTTCCTACTAAGCGTCTTACGTGCCATCTCTTTTGCAACCTTAGCCTCAAGACCAGATATGTCCTGCTGCAACTTCTTCGCCAGGTCTCCCATCATAGAGTAGAACTGCTTAGATGTAACCCTAGTCTTAACGTCTGCCATTACCTTAAGGTCTGTATCTATATACAGAGTAGACACGTCAGGGTTTTGCTCTAAAAATAAAACAGCCTTCCTAGTTGCATCCTTCTCGGACAGGCCTATACCTACTAACTTCTTGTACTTCTTTCCATCAGCCATAGTTGCGTCTACTACAATCTTATACCGGCCTCTCTCTACGTTTGGAATATAGTCGTCAAGACCCCAAGTGTCTATGGCCTTATATCTAGATGCAATCTCCTGGATCACTTCAGTATTCAGACGAGGATACTTAGTAGATACCTGCTCAATAGAGGAGCCTGATATGATATCAATAAGAGCATTATATTCTGTAGCGTTGAGCTCTTTCTTGTAGTCATTTAATAAGTATTGCTTATACCTATCCCTCATCATCTCCAACCAAGATCTAACCTTAGCAGCAGCTATCTGCTCCTTAGGAGTGCCTGGAATCTTTCCCTCTATCACATCCCTAACATGCACGCGCTCAGCTGCAGACAGGCCAGCCTGAGCATCAAGAATATCAATCCTATGTTTATCATACATATAGTTGATATACTGCTCTGCCTTATTGATGTTAAGAACATGCTTATGTACAGGCGTACCTTCAGTCATGGTAATAGGAGATACCAAGAAAGGATTAACAACATCCTTAGCCCTCCTCCACATAGTACTATCCTGCACACTTATAACACGCTGAGGATCAGTTGCCTGAGGCAGGCCCCAATCTTGACCTTTTACCTCAGCCAGTACCTTAGCGCCTGGCGTAGTACGGTTCGCAGAGCGCCAGGTCTTCGCAAGCATAGCAGCTCTCTCATAGAGAGACTGAAGACCGAGTGAGTCTAATGTAACAGTAGCTTTTGCGGAGTCTTCTAAGAGAAGACGCTCTCCTCCTACGTAGTACTTCTCAAAAGGTGTCTGATCTATCTTATCAGTCTCCAGCCAGACTCTTCTATTATCCTTATCCAACACCTTATCGAAATACTTCCTAACGTCCTCAAACTTTCCACGCTTGTCCTTCCATAAAGCCACAAAGTCATTCCACCAGACTTTGATCTTCTGAAAGAGGCTTCTCTCAGTAGGTGTAAATATAACCTCATTCATGTAGTCAGAAAAACGAGACGCAAACATTTCACTCGGATTTTTTACTGCGCTTTCAGGCTGGCTTGTATAACTAAGCATCTTACCTTTATCCAGCTTTCCTTCAGTATCATAGAAGGTCTTTCCAAAATCCTTAAGGTAAGCAATACGATCTGAAGAAGTAAGAACATTATGGTAAGCATAATGTCCTATTTCATGTGCAAGACTAGGAACATCTTTAATAGCAAGAAGATTAGAAGCAAACTCATACAAGCCAAGATCCTTAATAGTAGGATCAAACTGAAACTCGAAAGTCGGTTGTCTCTTAAGAGTCTTAATGATATTAATAGCAACTCTATACTGATCCTTATTTATTCTCCCTTCACTTAAGGCTTTAGAAATAGACTTATAAGAAAAAGCAGTACGTTTATGTCCTGTATATGGTTCTACCAAACGCTCTGCTTTCTCTGCAACAGTAATCCAGTTATTAAGATCACTAATAGTCTCAGGCAGATACTTATATATTCTTACTGCTGTATTCCTAGCTTCATTATTTGATAAGATTTGCTTATCTCTAAGTGTAGCTTCTACATCACGTCTAGCCTTTACCGACTCCTCTCTTATTACTCTAACCTTTTCTCTCGCTGCGACTAGTGGACTTTGAGCAAACTCCAATTCTGCAGGCATACCTTCTTCTGCTAATCGTGCTTCCCAGTATGCTGTATCACCTGTTTTTTCTGCGCTAGCCTGCTGCCTATCACGTCTATTCCTCTCTTCTGGCATCATACCAGCAGGCTCGCCTTCTTCCTTCTTCAGTATCTTCTCAACCTCAGCATCCTGCATTACCTTACGACGCCTGATTATCTTCTTCACAGGCTCCGTCTTAATAGAGGCAGCAGCCTCAGTAGCTGCTTGCCTATCTTTAACAACGCGCATAAGCACGTTTCTTGCGACCTCCGCTGGATTTTTTTGTATAGGGTCCACAGCTTCAAGCTCTATACCTTCAGCAATCAAGGATTCTGCTTCTGCTATCTCTTCGGGCGTTAGCTCTTCCCAAGTCTTATTCTTTGTTCTTTCCGATAACTGCCTCGCCTTATCTGCAATGTCTGACAGGCGTTTGGCAGTTGGATCGTCGATCTTAAGTGCATCAGCCTCCCCACGAATAGTCATTGCCTTCTGCTGTAACGTACCTTCTTTCTCAAACCTAGCAATATCCTCAGGCTTCCAACCTACATTGGCAAGGGTCTTCCTATCTTCTAAGATACGCTTACGATTTGCTCCAAACTCATTAATCCGCGCAGCAACCTCTGCTGCTCTTGCTAGAGTCGCGTCATCCGCTACAATGCTAGGCCTAATATTATAATAGTGGTTATACTCCTCCGGTCCCCACTTTGCCCATTCTTCAGGAAGAATAAGTGGATCAGCAGTAAGCCTAGCCACCTGCTCAGGAGAAAGTTTAGAGGGTGTAGTAACAGGCGCAGCCTCAACAGCAGGCTCAGTCTCAGGAATAACGATAGTACTCTGAGCACCCTCCTCTTTCTTCTTCTCTACTTCCTCTACAAATATACGCTGCTGCTCCTGCCTCTTAGCTATATCTTCCTGAAGCTGCCGACGTCTACGCTTATTAACAACTTCAGAGCCTGCAACAGGAACTGGTGGAGCTACGACTCCAGCTGCTTTCTCCGGCATTACATTAGCAGCTTTAATAGCCTCAGCCTTTGCAGTAACCTGCTCAGGTGTAGCCTGAGGCATCTTCTCAGCTTTATTAAGGGCCTCTGTCACAGAGGGTGCTCTGCGTCTGGCAACACTTTCTACTCCTTTCTTAATCATATGATGCCCACCAAGAAGCATAAGAGCATTAGCGCCAGTCTCCGCAGTGACTCTTGCTGCTCGCTTATAAGGCTCAGGCGCAATAGCTTCAGCACCAGCACCTACTCCTTCAACAAGCTTCTCAGGCAGGTAGGCAACAACGCCAGCCATAGTATCAGAGACAGCCTTATCTTCTGGAGATATATTAGAACCACCACCTACAAACTCACGAATAGTCTTTTCAAAGGCAGGCATGAATAACTCATCCTTAACATCCCTGCCCTTAGGCTCCCACTTTCCGGTAGATAGATAGTCTCCTATCGTTGTATAAGCATCCTTAGCCATGCCAGTAACAGAGCTGGCAACGCCAGAAGCAGCAGCTGGAAAGAATCCAACCATCTGCCTAGTAAAGTCGCTAGCAATATCCAGAGGGTTTGTTGTTATAGTAGACTTCTTCTGCTTAGCAACAGGCTGACTCTCCACAGGCTCTGCATCGTATATAATAGGAGCTTCCTGAACTGGAGTAGCATCGTATATAGTAGGCATGTTTCTACCTCTTCTTAGACGGCGTTATATTATAAGTCTTTCCATCCTCTCCGATTGCCTGTGTATCACTTATCTTAGTAGCAGACATTAACTTGCCATTGACGCGAATCTGTATACTATTCTCCACATCAGTACCTCGCCTCCTATTTCCAAGGCCTCCTTTCTGTCCAAGAGCAGCAGCTGCACGATCTCGCATCTCCTTTAGAACAGCCAGCTCTTCTTGTGCCTGTGGGGTCCACAGTTTTATACTTCCCTGGCCTTCCTGAAGTTGCTGGATTCGTAGCGTATTAGGGTCTGTAGATGGAGTTATATACTTATCAAACCCACGTATGGCTGACGTTGTACTACTAAGAACAGCCTGCAACGCTGCCCTTTCATTAGACTTCCCTGTAATAGCAGCAGCCTCTTTAGTTGCAGCAGCAGAAATTGCAGCATTTATAGTAGTCGCATTAGCTACGCCAGAGGCTCTTATTATCTCTCCATGTGTCTTAAAGAGTTTCTTAAGAATAGGATCAGTAATAGGAACAGCGTCGGCTATCTTTGCAGCCTTCTCAAGGGCAGCACGCTCTGCGTCCTTATCCCCAGTCTTCTTTGCCTGTTCTATCGCCCCCTGCAAAGCAATATAAGCAGGACTCTGTTCAAAGTCCCACTTATCTATCTCCGCCTCATCCTTTGCATTCTGTACTCCTCTACGCCGGACCTCAGAACGCATATTCTCGATCTGCACAGGTGCCAACATTTCATCAGTTGCTGCCTTACGCATAGCAGCCGATGCGGAGAGCTGATGGGCACCTGCTTGCGCACGCTGTATGTCCCTCTCTTCTCCAGTAAGTCTATTAGATGCAACCTGCTTAGCTAGGTCAGCCGCCTTATCATATCCCTGTGACCAACCTACATATCCCATTGGATCTATGTCAATATAATTGACAAAGGGGGCTGGGCCTGCACCTGGAGCAGACGTCCCAGCATTATTGCCTGCCCCTCCTGGAAAATTTCCTGGATACCCAAGTTCTTGCATAGGTATTTGGTTCATCCTACCCATACCTCCAGCCTCTGCAACATCAGGGATACCGTTCTGATTATTATCTCTTGTCATCTTAATACTAATCTCTTCCTTTCCTCCAGGAGCCTGTGCCTGAGGAGTAGGCTGATTTAGCTGTTGATTGGCAGTCTGACCAGCGAGATAGTTGCCAATACGCTTCTGCATCTCAAATCCTCTTCCTCGTCTTGGACTATACCCCCCTATAATATTAGCAAGGTCTGCGGCCATAGCTAGAGGCTTTTGATTCTTAAGAAAGAAATTTCCGACGTTCGCCATAACTCCTTGCGGAGCCTGAGGTGTAGGCGATGCCTGTTGGCGAGGAGGAAGAGCAAACTCCTTTGATCTATCAATAAAAGGAGTATTCGACTCCTCATCCAGCCCAGCTAAGGCTGCTGCTATTGGAGCAAACGTGCCAAGTCGTGCATTACCCATACCGTTCATGATATCCTCCTAAGTATAATACTGTTCACCTTTATATCCCTTAATACCACCATATATAGGACCACTTGATAGAATCTTAGATAATCTAGCAAGAGCCGCCTCAAGACCTGCTGACCCGCCAGGTATACCTCCTTGATCGGTAAAGAAAGCAGAAGAACCTGTTCCGCTACCGCTATTGTCTACGCCACCTGGAAAGATAACATCGCCTGGAGGAGGAGTTGGGCTTGGCTTATTACCTCCACCAGTAAGAATCGAAGCAATAGGTGCTAGTAAGGCAGGGTTAGCCAGTAGTGTAGGAAGTATATTCGTCACCGATCCAAGTAGTGACTGATACCAGGGAGTAGAGACATCAGTATACTGATACTTCCCCTTCCAGAAGTCATCATGGGCGCTACCAAAATTGCTAGCCCAATACGTAGGATCCAACGTAATATCATTATAGAATACTGGAAACCCAGAATAGGGATTGTATCCAGAGAACAATCCTCCAGAATACCAGTCCTGAGGAGATAGTGGGTTTGTATTAGTGCCAATAGAAGAGTCATATAGGCTATACAGAGGATTCTCCTGAAAAACATCTCCCTGTGGGTCAGGCATCCATAGACTGGGATCTGAGTAGAATCCTTCTCCACCAGTAAACGTACTCTTATATGGCCACTCCATCCCTTTTAAATAGTCAACAAAACCAGGATCATTTGGAGCGTAGTAACTCTTAAGGAAGTCTGTATAAGAGCTTGGCCCCATCGGTGTATGGCTGGGATAAACTAAGTCTGGATTCTCTATGAATACATCAGAGGGATCTACAAATGTATTCTGTCCACTATACGCAGCAGCATAGTAATCAGCGGGATTCCCAGTATAGTCCCCCCTATACTGTGCATCTCTAATAGCCTTAGCAACAGGATTATCGAAGTCGTAGTCTTTAATAGTACTAGCATCAATCCTATTTCCATTAGCGTCAGTGAAATACCCAGCAAGCTTACCGCCTACATAGTTCAGCGTTCCAGCTATAAGACCATTCTTAATCGCCTCATTCCAGTCTTGATTATATGCCGCCTTATTCATAGCGGTACTAGCAACGCCTGTGGATAAGGCATTGGCGGTAACTGGAGAAGTATTTAGACCACTCTGTATATAAGGAGATATGGCACCAGCAGCAAATGCGGTGCCTGCCGAGGTGCCTGCCCCTTTGACTGCCGCATTGGAAGCTTGCGGGCTAGACATATATGTACCCTGAGGAGTTACCTGCATACCCTGAGTACCACCAGCGAGATGCTGGCCAATACCAGCGCCTAATGCCGTGCCTGCAACTGGGTATATAATAGTACCAGCGGCAGTAAGAACTGGAGTTATCCACTTCCTCCCTTCCTCTCCTATAAGGTCTCCACCCTTAGCAAGAGAGTAGTTGACTGAATTAGTAGGATCGGCTAGCGTCTCAAGGGTACTAGAAAATACATCGAGTGGCTTTCCACCCTTGTCCCAAGTCTGAGCAATCTGCTGATTGGCTACACCAACTGGATTAAACAGACTAGGCACAACCTGCTTAGCAAAAGTCTTATCTCCAAACAGGTCACCAATAGCATTACTTATAGGCACTCCGGAAAGTATACCTCCAAGACCTGAAGAGGAAAAGAATTTTGATAGACCACCACGCTTATCCTTAATATCCTGTACCTTTCCTTCATTAGTAATAACTCTTGTAAACCAATCCCCAGAGCCGTCCTGCATCCGCTGCTGACCTATTATTCCCTTATTAGAAGGGTCCCAACTCTGATCACTATATGTATTGTCTGAGAAATACGTCCGCAGAACCTTCCCATCACTTGAAGTAACCTGCCCAATAATATCTGCACCGACACCATACTTATCAGGTCCATAATCAGTATATACTGCCTGCGTAGGCTGCGTCTCGAGACCTGGCCACTTCCTTCCTTCAGCCTTACCATACTTTGTATAATGCTCATAAGGATCAAGGCCTGCATCCTTCACATCTTTATTCTGTGCCAGATACATAGCACCAGCATAAGCAAAGGGCATCTGTGCAGGATTAGTTTGCCACGCAGGCTGGGAGGATGTACCAGCTGCCTGACTAGGTGTAGGTGCAGCATTTGGAGAAGCCTGCCGCTCCAGCGTCTTAAAAGCATTAAGTGCATCATTATAACCATACTTCCCAGACTGAAACCCAGAGTATAAGTCCTCTACATACGTTGGATTATAGTCGTAGATAGCCTGATTACTATAGTACCCCCTCAGTGTATCCAACTCATTCTGCGGAACGCCAGTTGTCTGTGTCTGCGCAGGAGCCTGCTGAGGCTGACCAAAGCCTGATAAGCGAGATTGCTCTAGAAGCGTACTAAGTGCCCCAGATACATCAGCCTCTCCAAGCATACCTCCTTCATAACCACTTTTCAAATACTCATAGTAATCAGGCACATCAGCCCTGAAGCCTTTAATCTCGTTAACCTGATTGAAAAGGTCCTGTATAGCCATAATAACCTCCTAAGCCATAGCTCCAGCAATACCGCCAAGTATAGCACCAATACCAGCGCCACTATTTCCAGAAATAGCAGAGCCAATCTGCGCACCAGCAATAGCTCCTGACAACCCACTACCTATGATTCGCGCAGTCTTAGATCCATCCATAGGCACTGAGCTAGTCGTTCCACCACCTATTGCCGCCAGCATATTTCCACCATACTTCCAGACCTCAAGAGGCCACCTTGCTTCGTCAGCCTCTATCGCTTTTGTCTCCGTCTTATAGTCAGACTGTGCAGCAATCTTCAGACGCTTGACATCAACTGTTAGAGCTGCCACAACCCGCTTATATTCAAAGCTCTGCAGGTACATTCTAATCATTTCCGCAGTAGCGTTGTGTATAAGATCAGCCCTCTTACTATCTGCCTGATACCGCATATCTGCTGCAAACTTATCAACCTTGTCATTTCTATCCAGTTCGATAATAGCTCTACCTATTACGAATGTAGAAGACTGCACTGCATTTATATCTCTCATACCAGCGTTGAAGCGAGGGATTATCTTCGTGTTTATCTCACTATCAAGTCCAGCAGCATGAGCAGTAACACGAGCAAGGATATAGGAGTCAGGCGATATAACTGAATCAACCTGCGCAGCGGCAGCAGTACTAAAGGTATCATAGTCAGTATGTGGGTCAAGACCAGCAACAGCACTGGAGTAAGTAGACAAGGCTGATTCCATAGCAGTTATATCAGTACTAGGATCGTACCCTGTAAGGCTTGTATAAGGATTTGCAGCCAGTGCATTAGCAATCTGTAGCGCAACACCACCAGTTGCAACCCCAGAGCCAGTTCCATTAAGCCAAAACTGGTGCTGATCCTGCATATAACTTGGATATTCTATAGCCATTGTGTCCTCCTATATATTAAGAACAACGTACCTATGCCTTGTATCAGCACCAACTTTTTCAAGTGCCGAGATAATCTTCTGATTCTCTACAAACGCAGCTAACTTAACGCAGCCGAGACTCTTAGCAAAGCCACTTAGTGTATTATACTCTTCCTCCCATACAACCTTAGCTGTCTTATCTAATAGTATGACGTTATATATGAGAAGGGTCTTAACATCAGTAACATCATTCATAGGAGCTGTAAGAACAAAGCCAAGAGGCTTATCCTGATTCTCCTTGTCTACAAAGAGCCAGCATTGCATGATACCTATCATTAGACAGTACAAGACCTGAGTCGTGTCTGCATGACTGATATCAGTAACAGGCGGCAGATGATTCTCAACGTGTGGTTTTATCAGTGGCCAGTAATCACTTATCTGCGTTCGTAGAAGCTGAACCAGCATTTGTATAGTTCCCCCTTACAGTGTGTTTATCAACCAGTTGCCATTCGATCTTCAACTCATCTATAATTGTCCCAGTATATACGTCGGCCTGGACATAGATACGGAAGTCAACACCAGAGACTATAGGAAAAGCAACGCCTGCAGGATTTGTCCTCTTCCAACCTGTAGTCGTATAAGCAGCATTACGGTTATTCCTATAAGCCACCATTACTTGCACAACTGCACTTGTTCCAAAGACGCCTACAACCTCAACTGACATTATGGTTTTTATACTACTAGTTCCAAAGTCAATAGTTTCAGTTGCTATATACAAAACAGGACTAGCGGCTAGGGAAGTAACCGCAGACATAGGCTTCGATAGATATGCTGCTGCTTCATGGGATGTAAGCTGCCCACCTCGCATATTTATATAAGACGTATATGCTTTCTCTATCTGACAAAGACTTGCTCCATCGAAGATATAAGAGTATGTACCGTTACTGATATAGAACTCATCATCATCTGGGTTATACACGACAGAGATAATACCGACGCCAGTACTCATATTAACAGTCGTCTGCATACTAGCAAAGATACTATCATAACCGATAACCTTACTCGTATATCCATCTCTCAGACTACCAGTAAGCACCCGAAGGAATCCTTCCCTGTCTATACATACCTGCTTATCCCTACTCCCTGCAACAGCCAGAGGATTCTTTATACCTGTCCACGCCAGTTGTTTAAAATTAAAAGCAGGGGCAGGCTGCTGCACAGGGATCATTATCCAGGTAGAATACGTCCCATAGACTACCATTATATCTTCAAATGGAATAAGACGCATGACCATTTCAGAGTCGCTATCTCCCATATACCATTCGCCTGCTTCATTGCGAAGAGGATTAGCAGTTGCTCCCAAGAAACGAAAGGCTCCTATCTCACTCCACCTAACCCTACGAGCAGCAGCGCCAGGCGTTGTCAACTTACATCCCCCAGTAAACACCTGTCCACGCCAGTAACACATACATACAGGAGGATTCCACGCAGTTGGCCAGGAGACTGCACCATATGTTCCAGTAAGGGCCTGGTCAGAACCAGAGACAACAATATTCTGATCAGCAGGAGTGGAGTAGCTCTCAACGTACCGGAATTGAATAGTATAAGAGCCATCAACAACTGTGAAGGATTCTCCTGAAGTCAGCCAGTCAGAATAGTTCTTAACACACCAACCAGAGTTTATAGAGTTAACAGCAGTTGGAGCCAGTGTACAGGAGATACTAGGCATAAGTCACCACCACATAATTATTACTTACATCATTAAAGTAGACAAGAACATTTCCACTCGTAAAACATGGCTTCTGATTTATCGCTGCACAGGTCCATGGCCACTGCACAGCACCAGTTCCATAGGCATATAAGACCATAGTTGGTGTCGACTGCGATAGGTAGTATAGGCCCTCCAGTGCTCCTATATGTACACCTACATCCGTTAGGAAGAGCTGCGGAAAGGGCCACTGCTTTGTAAGTGTAATCGCTGCTCCTGTTACCGAGTCAACAAATGAGAAGCCTATTCCTAGTATATCAGTAAAGTCTGGAATATATCCAACTAGACCCTCCTTAGAAGGAATAGCATTCTTGCATATATACAGCAGACCACTATTCCTGTACTCATCCCTTGGGTTCAGACCTATACTATGAAACCCTTCTTTAACTGTAGAGCGATAAGTCTTCATTCTATCCACCCATCTGATCGATGCCTGCAGCCTCTTCTTCAGCCGCATCTAAGTCCATAGGGCCAGTATCATCCTTAAGAGCCATATCCCAGTCCTTTACACCTTCCGTATTACGATAGAACATCTCCAACTGCTTAAGAGCAGCCTTAAGTAGAACATTCGGATGCACCTCAGTCCAGAAGGACTTAACACTTGTCCAAGGATATAAGGGGGTTGAGTGTTCCCAATGTGAAGGCGTAGTGCCAGTAGCAGTAAAAGCATTGCCTGTTACGTTTGCACCTCCTACATTTATAAAGCTATCATCAGAGGCGTAGGTACCTATACTATATGTCGTACCAACTGTAAGAGTCCCACTCGTAATTGCTGCGCCTATGGCTGCAGTTAATGTAGGACTATAGAACAGCCCATGAATTCCTACATAGAAAGTAGTATCTGGCGGAGGCATTATTATGATTCCATCGTAGGTATAATGAGTAGGAGTCGTAGCGCCAGACGCTGGAAATATAAGATCACTTATTCCTTCATAACTAGAAGACCAGGTTGCTCCAGTTATTGTATCAGGATACGGTCGGAAAATAGCAGGGACATACCACTCAGGAGCGCCCCTTGTTACATCCTCCAGCTCTTCCCCATACAATTCGTACAAGTATTGCAGAGTCCTAGCGTTCTTCAGGTGATAAAGTTTTTCAGTAGCATTAGCTATCCAAACATCAAGTACAGATCTAAGGCCTGCACTATATACCTTTATCGTTCCAGCAGCAACAGACTGAACGTGCTTAGCCCGCATCTTTCCAGTATTCTGCATTCTATCGAGGGCATTCTGTCCAGCATTTATATATAAGTCAGCGCCATTATCTGTGTAGTCTGAGTTCATCAGATCATATCGTCCAGATAACTCGCAAAACCTCTTTCGTATTAATAAGTAGTCCACAATAGCCTCCTTTGTCAATTATATTGACATAGGGTACGAGGCCGGGATAGCACCCCGTACCCTATGCGCCGCCATCAGAAGGAGAGTCGCGGCTTACGAAGAGTGATCCTGCCCGATACCATTTAAGAACCCTGCAGTATAGGGATGATGGTACTCGAGGCCAGCCTCAGTCAGATACTCCTCCTGCGTCCCATCAATTCTGCCGCCGTTAGTACCAGGGGCAGCCTGTTTCGCCTCACCTTCACCGTAGAACTGCGTATCGTCGATGTAGCGATAGCTTAGATTCTCCGGCTCAAAGATGAGCATACTATTTCTCAGAGACGCCTCGACGTTGAACAGAGGATGCGTCTTCAGATAGATAGTCCCAAAGGGTGTTACCCACTCCACTACATTAATCCCATACGACTTGGTCGTACTCGTCATAGTAAAGTGACCGCCGGCACGGGCCAGCTTGTTCATACCAAGCAGAGCACCAGAGCCGCAGATTGCCAGCTTCTCCTGTCGACCATAGCGGAAGAGCGTCTCGAGATAGCTATCCAAGAACGTCTCCCCACCTCCGTCATCCAACCAGGCTTTGCCATGATAAGCGGCATTAAGCGTGAAGTCGCTGACACAGCTGGAGTTATTATTCCTGATACAGGTCAGAAGTCCCTCAGTCGTCCGCTCAGGCTTGCCGTTATCCCCAGTACCCTCGTAGGCAATACCGAAGATAAAGGCTTTCTCCATCTCAATACCATGAAGCTCTAGCGCTTCACGCTTGGCCTCCTTGTACTGATCGCCAGTTCGAAGCTTCGTCTTCCTTGCCGTACGAGTGATAGACAGAGGCGTACGAAAGATCTGCGTATAGTTATACAACTTCGTCGGATCGTAGCTGATCGCAGACGGCATAGCCGCACCTTCCGCATTCACAGAACCAATAACAATAGCGGTATCGCAGTCAGACAGATCATGGCTGTAAGAGCTATTGTCGTCAGCTTCCAGCAGTTTCACACCAATATAGGAGCTGGTGCTATTAGCTGCAAGAGAAACAACCTTCCCAACAACGTCCACAGTATAGTCAGAAGCGTCACGAAGCAGAACAGTGTGCCCAACGCGGAAGTGGATAATGTCCGTAGACGTCATCTTGAAGTACAGCACAGAACCAACAACACCGCCACTGGTATAGGCCACAGTAAGAGCAGAGTCCGTATAGACACCAGTAATCGAAGCCGACTGTGTAGGCAGCATCTTCGTCCACCAGTAGAACTGCGGATCATCCGTCTTTTCATTCTTCATCTTGCTCATGATCGCAGTAAGCGGCATAGAGCCATTCGGATAGAGAAAGAGCATCGTCTCCCTCCAGTTTTTGGGCCTCTGATCAGTAACCCAATCTCCACTTCCCCTCATCCCTAAAAATGCACTCATTTCTATTTCCTCCTATTCCTTATATCAGTCTACCAAGTGATCGTCCGCTTAGTCACATACCAGAGTTCCAAGACCTTGGTGCCGTCGAGAGTACTGGTAGGCGTATAGGTGCCATAGGTCCTGTTGATATTCGCCGGAGTTACCGCAATATCAGCAGCATTAAAGCGCTCTTTCACAACGTCGTGAAGAACACAATCAGACCCCATAGGAAGACCAATCTTAGCCCCAACGCCAATGGCCATAGTGTCCGTGGTAGACAACGTACCAGTAACACCCCAGACGTGAACTTCATCAACACGCAGGAAGGGCACGTTTCCAGTGTACGTCGTAGTGCCTGCTGCCAAAGTAAACAACTCATTAGTAGACACACCGTTCATACCGATACCGATTACTCGGACATAACCACCAGTAAGACCGTCCAGAACGAGAGTGATAACTACATTCCGCGGATGCTCAATACGAGCAGCTACTGCAGTAAGGCCAGTAGTACCACCAGTCCCATCATTCTTCAAGACTGCACCGGCTGCTTCAGTTGCGGACGCATACCCAGTCATGTCATCGATATCTTCCGCCGCCAGAATGTCATCTTTCTCCGCAACAACAATACCTGCATCGTAGACAACCTGGCGCAGGTCATATATAACTTTAGGCTCTCCCATCTCTAGTTCCTCCTATATCTCACAAATTTGGCTGGATTGCCGTACCATACTTCTCCTGGCCCGACATCCTTAGTCACGACACTTCCAATACCGATCAGGGCGTTAGTCCCAATCGTAATGCCTGGGCAGATAAGAGCGTTTGCTCCTATTACTGCGCCATCCTTTACAAGCGTCTTCTGCCAGTGGTCCTCCCCAATAGGAAAGGAGTCCCACAAGAGCTTATCATGAACGAAGCAAACCTTAGGGCCAATGAAGCAGCCCTGGCCTATCACTACACCCTTTGGTATAAAGACGCCCATACCTATCCTTGTTCTATCACCAATCTCAACAGAGTCTCCTATCTCACTAAACATACCAATAGAGACATAGGAGCCCAGTTTTGCAGTACGGTAGATATTGCAAGGCTTCCAAACCTTTATTCCCCTTCTCCAAAAATCGAAGATTCTCATAGTATCCTCGTGTATATCTCTATAAGACGTGCGGCAGTCTCTTTGATAGAAGGCACAGGCAACGCCTCTCTCGGCTTCGTCTTTCCTTCTAGAATGTCTAGCAAGTCCAAAATCTGAACGCGCTGATCACCTTCAGGAAGCCAGAAGTCTGCATACTCATTCCCCTGCCATGATATCACCTTGCACCCAGATGCCTTAGCTTCCATACACACCCTATTGACATCGCCATAGCGAACAAGCCCACAGTAGAAGTCAACGGAGCAGAACGCATTCTTCAGGTCTGGATGTGAGAAGGCACTACCGACGTATGTCTTAAAGATAGAGCCATTAGCATACATAAGAGGATACCACCACTTATGCTGATCGTTTGGGAGATATATAAGATGCATCCTAGCATCTGGAATCTTCTCCACAACGAAAGGCCACATAAGGATAAGGTCGAGTGGCCACTTTATATAGTGACAATTCTCCGCGGTTAATACAGAAGGCTTTCCTGCCCACTTCCCATTGCTGACCTGAGGCTTCCAGAAGTCTAGGTCTACACCCATAGGTATGCAGTCAACCTTCCTGCCATATCCAACCATAGTTTGCCAAAGCATCTGCTGCCGAGGCCAGAATGTTACAAGGGCGTCTGCTGTCTTTAACCAGTGATTAACAATCATCCAGGTGTCGCCAGCCCCATACCCCTTATTAAGGCCTTCCTCAACAGAAGATTGAAAGCAGTGTTCCAATGTCCCATGCCCTATCCAGACCATCTTACTCCCAGGTTTCATATAGCCGTCTGGAATATGAGTATGATTAACATGAACGTCTGCATCTTTGGCAAGTTCCCATTTACTACTATCGTTTGTAGGGATAATAGTAGAGTCCACACCAATAGCTGTTTCAGCCTTACTGATATCCTCAGCCATTCTGCACATTCCGCTATTGTTGCAAAAAACCCAATGGGCTACTTTCATTACGCCTCCTTACTTATATACTATGTGAAGTCATCCTAGACTCGTGGTTACTGATAAGCAGAGACTGGCTGGCATCCTTGCTATTTGCCAGAGACAGGTTGGTGCTTATCACGACGCTATTGGAGACTGCCTTACTATCAGCAGTACTCGTTAGGACAGACACAGATAGAGCCTTACTATCCGCAACGCCAGCCTTACTATCCGCAACGCCAGCCTTATCATCCGCCAGCGCCGCAGCACTCTGCGCCGTGCTAATTAGCGTAGACTGTGAAACATCCTTGCTATTTAGCGTAGACAGATTCGTGCTCTCGATTACGCTGTTAGATGTAGCTCGGCTTGTGTTGGCGCTTACGTTGGACGAAGCCGTGCCAGCCAAGGACGCAACGCCTGCGTTGGTGATAGTAAAATCACCAGACACAGTCTGCTCCGCTGCAAGATTCGTGGCCCCACCAATAAGGACCTTTCCATTGGACAGAGCGATGGACGCAGGAGAAGCAGAGCTAATAGCGTCAAAGTTACAGTTGTTGGTGTCACCAACATTCTCGTATAGACCAGTCGTGCCTGCTGCTACGTCTGTATCTATAAACAGCGCACCCTTCGCGTACCCACCTTCATTGTCTACAGGTACGGTAGTCCCAGATGCAAGCAAGACGTTGTTACTACCATCACGAAGTAATACGGTAACGGCAGTGGTCTCTGGAGTGGCAGACGTCCCCTTAAGAACGATATGCTCAACCACCTTACGTCTCGCAAAGTTATACAGCCACTTATCCAAACTCGATCCCATATAACTTTCCTCCAAAGCTCCCTTTGGTTATTTAATAACCAAAGCGTTATGTGATTAAATCTGCAATTTCCTTTTCCTGACCGGATAAGTTATCAGACATAGTCTGTCCTCTTCGGCCACCACCGCCACCACTAGGAACAAATCCCGGATTCTCCACAACAGTACGAGACCTCGGCTGAGGATTCTGCTGTGGAGTGCTCATCTGAGACTGCTGCGGCCTGGCTATCTTCAATCGGCCTCTGACCTCTTTCTCTGTCTCCTCCAGAACCTTAGGAAGATCCCAGTCTGGATGCTGCGCAACAATCTCATTTGAGATATACCCAACATACTTCCTATGCGGAAGTAAGTCTCTGTTCATATCAAAGAACTCATTCGATGCCTGCCTCATAGTCATCTGGCTATCAACCACAGCAGTTGCTACCTGTGGAATAGTACGCAGAGCATACTGCGCACCAGTCTGAAATACCTGTGTAAGCAGGGCATTAAAACTATCGTGATCCTTCATCACCTCATCAAACTCTTCCTCAGACTTCACGAACTTTATAGTTGGAAGCTTAACTGGCTGAGAAGGAACAGGTGGAACAGGCTGGTACTGAGGCTTCGCCTGCTCTTGAGGCTTCTGAGGAACAGGCTGCTGACCAGTAGCCTTAGCTGCCATATCAGACAGCTGTAGACGAAACTCCTCATTCTCCCTTTTCAACCTCTCTAATTCTGTTTCTTCCTTCTCCTCTTGAGGCTTCTCCTGAGGCTTTACTTCTGGTTTTTCGTCTTCTTTTTTGGCTGCTGCACCAACCGGCTCTTGTCCACCTGCTTCTTTTTCTGTCCGTTCTTCCCCTTTCGACTCATCTTTCTTCTCCTCCACGACTGGCTTATCTTCAGGATTCTCTTCCTCCTTAACACCAGACTCAGGTGCAGGAGTGGGAGGAACAAAACCTTCCAACAGGTCACCTATTTCCTTTTCTTGATCCAAAACCTTCTCTTCAACAACTGGCATAACCTACTCCTTTCTCTCCTTCTTGGCGTTCTTACCTTCTTTCTCTCCTTGCTCAATCTCAAGCAATATATCCTGAGGCAGCATAAGCACGAACTCTGCCATCTTATATCTTCCCTGTTGTCTAGACAACTGCGTAGGCTGGGCATGTGGGTCAAGTTCCAACATATCATCCCTCAGACCAACCATTGTTTCTTCTATCGTCTGCTTAATCTCCAACCATGCTGGATTCTTAAGAAGCTCTTCTACATCATGCCTATATATTGTCATCTTCGTCCCATACCTCCAGTTGTCATCTGTTCAATAGGTACTACATTGCCTGCCTGTACACCTTGGTCTATACTTTGCTGAGATGAAACAGTCGTTGATATTGGAGGTACAGGTCCAGCAGCCAAGGCAAAGTCATTAACGTCCTTAGCTCCCATAAGTCTAGCTATATGCTTAAATATACGAACCATATCAAAGCTACTAAACAAAGTAGGTTGACTTACAAGGATACGAAACATCTCTACCCAAGAATCTGCATACTCACCCCCTTGAACACTTCCATCTTTTATAATCAAGTCATAGTCAACAATAAGATCAAGAGGACTTACCTTTATCCTATTATCTCCTGGCTGCAGGTTATACTCCTTCATAAGTACCTCCTGCCACCGACCAGTTACTTTTATATAAGTCTCCTTAGATAACAACTGCTGTGTGTGCACAGCAAACATATATCCTATATCCTGCATTGCTTGTATACTAGCTAGCTTCGCAGCCTTTGTAAGCCGAGATAGAGCAGAAGTCCTAGTCCCTCTAGACTCCTCAGCCGTAACGCGCTCTCCAGACTGCCTAACCATACCAGACAGACTATCAGTGGCGGCAGACGTTCTCTGCATATACTCAATAATATGACTAGCATCAGCTATATGAGTCTTCGTAACATCATTAACAGTTAGCTGCGCAACTGCCTTCTCAACACCTCTTCCCCAGGCTGCCCTTCTCATACGTATAAGCTTTCCAGGCTTTGGATCTGCCAAGTCTGCCATGTTTACTAAGCTAGGATCGACAATAAGCATATCATTGATGGCTTTTCTGACGTTAGCAACATGACTATTAAAGAGCCAATCCAGCGCAGTCTGCATACCATACATTAACTCGAGGCGAGACACAGGCGTCGGACTATACCCATCAAAGTCAGGAGCACACACAGCCACAGGATACATATTATGGTTCAAAGAAAGAGGCTTAGCACAGACTACTACCTTATCTGCTGCCAGGCCAAATAGCCACTTCTCTGGATAATCCGCCTTACCAAGGCCGAACTCACTAGGTATAAGAGTCCAGTACAACCAAATAACATCTATCTGCCTAGTCGAACTGGCGTTAGCCTCTCCAGAGCCATATCTAGTACCACGCCCAGAGTCAGTCTTACTTTTATTAAACTGTGACTTCCCAGAGCCTGCATTAAGCTCCTTCAGATACTTAATATTAAATATATCAGAATCATTTCTCTCTAACTCCAGAAGCTTCATATAATTAGTAGGGTCAATCCATCCTACAAACTCTCCCTGCTGCACATCATGTATAGGAACATTTGGATCAGGAAGATAGAGATAAGGATCTATGTTCTTAAGTCTGTTACCTTCATATAGAAGTGCCTCTTCTCTTCCCCTAATACGTCCAGATGACTTAAACATATTAAAAAGTATAGACCAATATCCAGAGTCCTGAACAACGGCCTTCCAGCCCCACTTCTTATCCCAAGTCGGAGTTACTACACCTATTCCATAGCTAAGACCATCTCTGAACATAGTGTGTAGGTTGAGGGCAACCTTGAAGTTCTGTACATGCTGAGCTATAACATTCTCCATCAAGATAGCACCTATAATATCCTCAGGCGCTGACCCTTCATAACGAAAGATAGGGTCTTCAAAGAAGGCCATAACGAAGTAGGTAAGGATAGTTTCCATTGTTGCGTAGCTATATGGGACAACGATAGAGAGAGGCTTCCTATCATCAACCTCTTGTATATTCTTCTCATCATCATCAAGCCGAACGTATGCAGTAAGAGTCTTATCTACTTTATTCCAAGAATCATAGCGCTTGCTCATCTCATTACTACTTTCCAGCGCACGCTTATATATCTCATTCACAAGCTTATTATGCAACTCAGACCCAGGCCTTAAGTTTAGACCTTTTGGATAAGTATACTGATGATCAGCCTGTGTAGCAAAACCTCTTCCACTTGCATTTGGATCAAGAATTGTAGGCATTATAGTTACCCCTTAAACGTGAATAGTTTACTGCTATGAACAGTAGCACCTGTAGTAAAATCAACCTCAGATCCATAGCTAGTTCCAGCGCTATTTATAGCATATGCTTTACAGTGATAAGTAGTACTTATAGATAATCCAGTAAGAGTCTTGGAAAAAGCCCCAGTACTATAACTCCCTGAATCATACACCTTACTATCACCAGTTGTAGGACTTCCAGTCGTGTTATAACAAATCCCACGCTGAGTGCAGCTCCCACCACCAGTATTAGTAATATTACCTGCAACATTAGCATAGTCCCCACCTATATCAACTACAGGGCTTGATGTAGATACAGTAGGTGCCACAACTGGAGTATAGTCCACAACTATATAAATCTGAGTACATCTTATATCAGCCGCAGCATTGTTATCTACTACACCTCTAACACCTCCAGTTATACTATCTATGCCAGACCAAGTCCATGAACCTCCTGGATTATATGAGTAAGTAGCCCAATCACTTGTTACATTAATTTTAGAACCCTGAGAACCATTTACTATTAAGTAAAAATCATCACCATAAGCACCAAGAGCTACTGCATAAAGTGTAACACTATTAATAGTCCCGACTTCAGACGTATGATTAGTAAAATTAAATATATCAGTCCCATCTCCTACGGAATAGGACAATAAATTAAAAGTACTAAGCCCATCGGCTACAGAATCATCAACATTAGCGTAGTGACTAGCATCATAATAAGCACCATCCCAAGTACATGAAGAGTCACTATTTGGTCGTAAAACTAGAGTAGCCATATATTATCCAAAGTTTTTAGCACAATCAGCATAGTATATACTATTAGCATATAGTAAGGTAACAATATCGGCCTTGCCTGCTGTAGTAGTAAGTGTAGGAGCTGCTCCTCCAGCCCAACTTATAGTAGGCCATGACGATATTGTCCTACTCCCAGTTCCATCCTGTATAAGAATTAATACATAAGTCCTTCCTACTACTGGTCCAGTAAAAGTTATAATCCTATTTCCTCCAAGCGTAACATACTGAACCGGTCCATTAGCCCAGTTTATAGCAATAGTAGCCGAATCGGAAAGAGCATAGGCTCCTTCAGCAGTCCACTCCGGAGCAGTAGCTCCAGAGTTCATTCTATATGATGAAAGAGCAGATCCCTTTGCTAGCCTAGCCAGAGCTCCACCAGTCCTATACCAAGTATCACCATCAGCATCACCTCCAACAACAAAAGGAGCATTCCCCAACACTGTCCTAGTTTCAGCAGCAGTTAGAGCGGAGATACTTCCAGATGATTTCCGTCCAACAATTCTACTTGCTGCAACAGCCAGGGCTGCAGGCGTGTTATCGACTGTTCCATATAGGATAGTCTCAGCATCAATAATAGACTTAGGTATAAGTAGATCCGTCTCCTGCTTAACGCCTGCAGGCGTCACTGCCCTAGTAGTATCAGTTCCAGTGCTAACCTCAGCCAACGTAGCCAGCTCAACAGCGCCTGTAGCACTCTCAGAAGCCGCACTCTTGCCTGCAGTCCACGCATTTGCAAGAGTTACCTTTCTTGATGTACTACTAACCTCAGCCTCAATAAGATCCGTAGAAGCAGGATTTGTAGACTCTGACAAATCGCTTATCTTAACATCAGCCATCTTTCTCTCCTAAGCAATAACTCTGATGTCTGCCCCAGTAGTCACCCGTCTGTTTCCATCAAACGTAATTCTAGTAATGGAAGAGATAATAGTTGCAACCCATGTCCCTCTATGCGTTATGGCAATCCAATCCCAAGCAGAAGCGCCTGTTTGTATTGCCTCTACCACTATCTTATCTCCAATAGTAGGATTTATAGTAACTGCATCACCATCAGTCCCAGCAACTCCATTCAGGTATATCTTGTCATTAGCACCAGCTCTAAAGCCAAAAAGAGCAGCCGCCTGCGTCGTGCCTGCAACAAATGTAGTCCTAAGGCCTTTTGCAGCAGTAGGAAGCTGATGAATACAGTTAACTGCGCCCTGTCCATAGTTATTAATCGTCGAGCCAAGCATCTCTGAAGTAGATATATACGTCGATATAGGACGTATATACTCCTCAGGAACAACTCCTAATATACCAAGACTATCAGCAAACTGATATATATTTCCTATATTTCCACCAGTTGTTTGCTGAAAATTAAAATCCCACTCCTCTCCCACTATGCAACCCTCCACTCTGGCATCTTTGGAAGATCAGGTCCATAGTCATCATCTTTTAGGTCCTTATACTCGTCCTCTATTTCCTTATCAGAAACTGGTGGGACGAAGTACCTTTCTCCTACCTCTAACATTTCCACAACATATGCAACAGCATCCATTATGTCATCACGCTTGCTTCTAGGAAAAGATAGAAGTTGCTTCTCTAGTGGACTGCAGCAACTCTTATTATGCCACACAAAGCCTAGACGATAGAAGGGAACAAGAGCCTCTATTCTCTCCTCTTTCGATGCTCGAGCCTTCAGTTCAACTATATCATAAAAGCGCTTCTGCCTCAGCATTTCTGTCCTAAGTGGGTATGTAATAAACTCATTCAGGCTTGTTACTTCAATGCCAATAACCCTAGCGCCTAACCTATCCGCCATATCGAAGCACTTTGTATATTGTTCATCAGGATGAAACTTTCCATATTCAATATCTCTAACAAAGATGCGAGGAGTAGCAACGTCAACACCGATACCAATAATAGCAGTATCATCTGAGGCCACCTTTGCAGTCTTCGCCGGATCAAGAATAACAAGGTTTTCAAGTTTCCTCCTATCAGTCGTAAACTCCTTCGAGTCCTCAGTATAATACTTAAAGTACTCCTGCTTAAACTTCGCACTTTCCTTTGCAATAGGCACTCCCATATATTCACGGTAGAAGGAGTCCAATAGGCCTATACGCCTGTATGAGTCCACCAGACTAGCAATATCTTCATCCTTCATGAAGTCCGGCCAATTACTATGAAAAGCATCGTCGCAGATGCTAAGGTGAGAGTGATGCCAGCCTGGATCGTCTAGAAGATTTGCCAATAGGCTATCTTCATGCAGCAGCGTACCTATGACTATAATCTTCCAGTCCTTCCTACCTCTATTTATTGAGTTCATTACATCTTCAAAAAACCAAGCTTTCGTCTTTGCCCTCTGCTCATCACTTCGTACAGACTCAGAGTCCTCGAGATCATCAACAATAATCAAATCAGGTCTATTGTCACCAAACAGAATACCACGAACCTGCTGGCCTGCGCCTCGAGGCATTACTGCAGTACCTGTAGATGTAACCCACATATCTTTGGAGAAGGTATCAGACTTCATAGGACCAAAGAGCTCAGTTATCACCTTATTAGTCACAAGCTCCCGCTTCAAGTTCTCTCCCTGCATAATAGCTTGGCTGGCAGTACAGCTAATTGGAACAATAAACTTCTTCTCCCTGAAGGCAATCTTCTTTGCCGGAAACGCCAGGTTTACTGTACTAGTCTTTCCAAAACCTCGAGGCGCGACTATCAGAGCAAGCTGAATACTGTCATCGTCAAGTATACGAAAGATAGTATCGTGAAGGCTAGAGAAAGGTAAATAGAAGCGGTCTGGAAAGAATATCTTCGCAGCCACTTTCGTCGACAAGGCACACTGCGTCATAAGCAGCTTTACCTCATCTCTAGACATACCAAGAAGATCAGACACCAACTGCCTCCTTCGTTACCTCATATTCTGCATCGATCATTAGGCCAATACTTCTGGCGTTATTCCTAATCTCAGCAATCTCATCAGCAGAGAAGTGATGACCGACGTCTGCCTTTATTACTTTAACCGCAGCATGTCCTGCTCGATCCAAGACATCCTTGGCTGCTGCTAGTTTTATGTTTGGCAGAGAGTCATCAAGAAGCTCTTCAAGGACCTGAACAGCCTTCGGCGCTAAGTTCTTTATCTCTTTTGCCACATCTATAGCGTCAAGATCACGCTCTGCCTTCAGGCAGTCTAGCTGTCGTATAGCCAGAGGACTACGTAGAGTATAGCCAACCATCTGCGGAGTTATATTAAGATGGTTCGCAATATCAACAGGTTTCATACCTATCAGTGATAGACGAATAACCTCATGATGAATATCCCACAGTTGCTCAATCTGATAAGGTCTATGCGTCTGTGGCAGTCTATGCCTTCCCATATATCCTCTTTGTCAATATAATAACCGTAGGGTACATTAATATACCTCTACATTAGTCAGGCCACATACCTGATCGTATGACGCTTCAACAGATAGTCGATGGAAGTATCCAGGTGCGCAGAGAACTATTCCAGTCTTTACCCATCTACGCACAAAATCCCAAGCCCTACATGGTATATCTAATATATACTTTACCTTTCCCATACTCCAAATAGGACGCTCAAGGGCATCATAGTAAGCTTGGAACTCCAAATACAGCCTAGCACAGATAAGCTTAGATACAACAGGGATACTGTTATATCTACTAAAGTAATCATGCACAGCTCCAGCTTCATTATTAGTACCCTTTATGACAGGAACAGACTCAAAGTCGCATATAAAATCTACTGGAATAGAAAACTTCCCAACAATATTAGACACTGCACTGAATGGCATTATAAAACGACAGTGTCTACTATCGCCTGGAAAATACGATACACATAATGTAGAATATACTTGAGTCATAGACCTATCTGCTTCCTTATAGAATGAATACAGGGACCTTCATATATATCTATCCTCCACAAACAGTTTGAATACTAAGTCTTCGGCCGAAAAGCAGGCCATGAAAGAAGCGTGACCAGCTCCCTTTTTTGTATTAAGCACAGCTCTTCTACCCTCCAAATAGCCTGTATACTGAGCAACAAGAACACAACCTAATGTATCATCCTCATTATTTCCAGAGTGAAACAATACCTTTGTATGACCAGGAACCATTATTTCAAAAGTATCTGGATACTTCTCAGATGAATATCTATCACACTCATAGCATCCAGGCTTTAGAAAAGTGTCGTCCTTCTCCAAGGTAACACAGACAAATTTGTCATCTACTACAAGAGCCCCGATAAGGCCTTGGTTAGACTTCTCTAATCGTACAAGCCTAGTAATCTTCATACTTACAAATCCTAATCTCGTATATAGAATCTTTTATCTAAGGCACTTCTGCTTAACAGCATTGTGCTCCCCTCTAAGCTCATAAAATTCCCGACTTAGACAGTCCAACCGAGAAAACAGTAGGGCCTGGTTCGCGTCGATCTTCTTCAGTGTCCTTACAAGGAACCACGCAACGATCCCGAACAGCGCCGCTATCACCACATTCATCACTTGGAACCAGGTTGGATCACCCATTGCTTTTCCCCTTTACTGTAAAGTCACGCTCCCCCCCGCTCCGGGGGTAAACGTGCCGTATCTTGAAAACGTCGCTGTCACTGCTCTTGCTGCACTCATGGTTAATTGACAGGTGCTTGTCCCGGTACAGCCACCCGTACCAGACCAGCCTGCAAAGTAGTTTGGACTGGTTGCTGTGGCGGTCAGGGTGACTACCGTGCCGTCATAATTATCCGTGCAGGTTTCCCCGCAATCTATCGATCCGACGTTGCTGGTCACGGTCCCCGTCCCGCTACCCGCCTTGGTCACGGTCAGGGCATAGGATGACGCCCAGGAGAAGTCGTAAGCCCCGATGTCCCATGCCGAGCCGTCCGGCCTGGTGGTCTGAGTCAATAAGGGGTAAGAAACCGTGTGCGCCGTGGCGTTATAGGCAACCCCAACGCCGCTTGTGGAGCAGAGTCCGGCCATGTCGCCAGAACAAAGGGCGGTCTTGTCCGAACCCACGGCAACAGTGCCGTCCGTCCCATCGGTGGGGGAAAAGGGATAGGTTTGTGCAGACGTATACCCTTGCCCGTTTGCGGTAGCCTTTGACTGCACAAGATTGTCGCTGGCCGTCACGGTCGGGCTTCCGGATGATGCACTCCATACCCCGCTATTCGGCGTCGTTACACTCGTTATGACGTGATTGTTATAGATATATACTGCCGTCGTAGCAGGGTTGATTGAGAATCCAGAGAGGTTCGGCGCACTGTCGGGTCCGCTTTCGACGGTATTGTTTATAAAATACACCGTTCCGGCATTCAGGCATAGCGTAGTCCTTTCCGGGTCCGGTTCGCAACCATTGTTCACCACGGATTGAGAGGCCGATGGTTGCTGAGTCGAGATGTCGTAAATGACGTTGTTGAAAACGTATCCCGTCGATCCCTGATTTGTCGCGGCAAAGATGCTCTGTGCCCCATCGGTCAGAGATCCAATAAGATTGCTCGATATCTCATAGTCCTGCGCTGCGTTAATCAGTATTGCATTGTTATGAGCTGTCGGATCAAACGTCGCCCCGATATTGAGTATCGTGTTCCCGTAAATGCGCTTTGTACCATTTGATATGATCGCGTTTCGCATCCACGAAAAATAATTGTTGACGATATACGGTGGAGATCCAAAGACGCCGCCGCAACTCTCCTTGTCCGTGTCGCTGCCGTCTATGACGGAATCCTGAAGGATGGTATTGGTGTTGTTGTTCGGGATACTAGTGTCTCCGCATATCCCGCAAGACCGGTCGCTGGTCCCATTCTCAAGGGTATCGTGCGTCCAGCCGTGAATGTATAAATTCTTTAACGTTATATTGGTCCCTTTGTTTGCCGTCCCACCCGCGATATGGATATTCACCGCATTCCCATACTCGTCATCCACGGCATCCCAATACAGGCCCGTAAATTCCAGACTATCTACAATAATGTAATTGGCGTACAGACGCATGAGATAGTTTTTAACCCCACCCGCGTCAGTGGCGGTCTTGCTCCCCCCGGCGTTCAGAATCGGCCGCGCCCATGCCGCGCCGGTGTACCACGCGGCATCCACACCGAGATAAATACATCCAGTGCCGGTGCAACCGGGACTTGCATCCGTGGCGTTGCCGCTGAAATTAATCAGCCAGCCAAGCGCGGCGTTAGGCCACGTCACGCCACCCTTCAGGATGATGTTGTCTCCCGGCTGCACCCCCGCCGTCTTAACGGTCAGGCAGGTATCAGAGCAGCCGACCATTCCGGGGGCGTGCTTCCACGGCGTTTCTTTTGCCGTCCCGTTGTTGGTGTCTGCCCCGCTGTCGTAATCGATGTAATAGGTCGCAGACCAGACAGGGCAGGCCATCAGAAGCCATATGAGGAGACTAAAAACTAGAAGTCGGCGCACCCGCATAAGTATCCCATACCTTTATGCTGTAGATCCTTACTGATCCGTTATTGGTCGTCCTATTCCCAACCTTGAAATCCCCGGCCCCTAGCACATTCGCAAAATCAACGCAGTTTGTGTTACTTGTCCCGTCGTCAATGAGGGCTTTCGTCGTTCCGTTGTACAGTTCGATTTTTAAGTTCGGGTCAACATCCGCCGTCGTCCACCGAACAACCAACCAGTAATCGGTATTGATAACCGCCGTGTTGGTCCCTGACGTTTGCGCGGCAACCTCAGTGGAGTTCCCCTTGTGCATGACAAAAACTTCATCACCGATGTGCAGATAGATGGATATTCTATTGTTCGTGTCCTCGTAGGCGGCAAAGAGTTCCGTCTGATCCACCCACGTTTCCACGCGGAATTTCAACAGTATCGATCCGGCGGTCGGCTTGATGATGTCGTTGCTGGACACATCCCACGACCAATGCTTTGTGGTGTCGGCGGAATAGAGATACCCGCCAGTTATGGTGCAGGAATCCGTAGCCGCCCCGGTCGTGTCGCCTACAGAGCAGCCGCAAGGCGATCCCAGGGTGACATCTCCAGATGCGTCCTCGAAATAGGCGGCAAACAATAGCCCCCCGGTGCATGAGGTGCAGGTAACTGCGCTCACCCCCGCCCCGGCGATGTACGGGTTCATCCTGGCAAGCTGTACCGGCTCTTTGCAGGAGTCAGCCGCCCACAGCGCAGAGCATAGGAATATAAGCGGTATAAATAAGAGTCGCTTCATTAGTACCCCCCGATCCCAATGATCTTGGCCTTGTATTTGATTTCAATGCCCGCCACCCCTATCCCCTGCCCATAGGTGTCATCAACGTCTCTGAAAAGTTTCAGCATGACCGATTCCCCAGCGGCGATGTCGGTAACGGTGATCTCATTGGACCACGCTGTTGACCATCTATCGTGTTGTGCATAGGTCGCATTAGCGGTAAATGTAGCGTTTACTCCCGTCCCAAGAGTGCAGCCTCCGTCGTCCGAGTCGCCCACAGAGCACCCGGCAAGGTTCATAATCACGGTTTCCGTGTCCGCCGGAGCTGTGGCGTTATCTACAAATCCGATAGCCCGGAACTTGATCCCTCCTACATAATCGTTAGGCACAACCCAGTGAATCTCAACGTCATCGTCCGCATCGGCGGCAAAGACCCGGATTTTAGCCTTCCTGGTATCCGCCCAAACAGTAGCCGCAGCAGGAGCCGCTGCACCATCTTCGGCGTAGGCAATAGGGATGTATTCAGTCTTGGTTATGATCGTGTAGTTCGTCCCGGTATCGACAATGCTTCTGACCTGCGCGCCGTCGTACCATTCCAGATTCCCTCCAGAGCTGCCCGCTGTGTCGTCAGAATCGTGCTTGATATTCCCCGCCGTGGTTCCTGCATCGCCGGTAGATGAGGGAAGGTTGATTGCCGAAACATTGACCGACGTACATGCCTTCAACAGCTTCCCCGTGGTTCCGTCGAAACACGATACACCGCCGTCCGTGGAGGATGCAGGACCGGTGACTAGGGTTTCCACCTTATCACGCACAGCGTTCTTAGTAGGAGCTCGTAGATTCCCATCCCATGTTGTAGCGTTATATGCCTCATTGGAAGGAGGTGGATATGTAGGAGGTTCGCCTGCAAAGCAGAGGCTGGTAGATATAAGAAGAAGTAGGACTGACAATAGTATCTTTCTCATCACAAGCCTCCTAGTAATAGGGTGTTATATACAACTTCCCATGGTTCGTTCCAGAGTACGTTATAATCTTCATAGACGCACAATTTGCATAGCCTTCAATAGCGACTGCTGCTCCTGCAGCTAGCTTATGATATGTACCAGCAGCTGGGTTGGTTCCACCAAAGGCATAGCTGATGTCACAGCCTGTAGCAGGATCACACTCAACCAAAGCTCCTTTTATCTTCCTACCATTTGTATCTGTCAGGACGGAAGCAGAGAAAGGACAGGCAGCTGTACCAGAGCTGGTTACTGTAAAAGAAGCACCTGCAATACCTCCATCTATCGAAATTCTTCCCATCGTTGTCTCCTTTGTCAATATAATAACCGTAGGGTTATTTAATAATGTCCTTAATCTGCTTCCTCTGCTCTTTATCCGCCACAGGCCCTGCGTCAGGCTTTATTGTCGTAGTTTGCTTCTTCTCCTTCTTCACCTTAACAGGCAAACCTTTCTCATCAGTGCTGGCAAAGTCGTGCAGCTGACTCTTCGTCATCTTCAGCACGCCCCTGTTGCTAGGCTTTACCTTACCTGGATCGCTAGCCGCCAGGCCCATCAGACGCCGCTGTTTCTTCGACTTTGCAGGCATACATTCCTCCTAATGCCTATCATCAGGCATCAATATATCACAAAAATAGCAAGAGGTCAATAGTCAGATTGGTTCACCCTATATAGGGCCAGCCCAATCGGTCTATGGGCAGAGCCCATACCTATAAACATAAGCGCATGTCGTTTGCGCAGCAAACAGGGTGAAAAATGGTGAACATTATGAAAACTTCATATACTTCATATGAAGGCCTTCGCGCGCGCGATTAGAGATTCATCCCCCCTCATGGGGGTGGCCTCTTGACATATACCTCATTGTTTGATATGATGTAATCGAAAGTTGAGACGAGTTCTTTGACAACATGGCGAGGAAGTGTTAGGCGGGCATATATCATTAGGTATATGTGGGCGACCGTGACGCTAGAACCAAACCATGATTATACAAAGGTATAACATCCTCTCCCATACCCAGCACCTGTTTTACATAGTATAACAGGAGGTGCGATATGGAGAGCAAGAGATTGCAGGTGAGCTTCAAAGCCAGCGCTGATGAAGATGCCAGGAAAGACGGCGATACAATGGAATATGAGACGACCATCATCTTTGAGGACTGGACAGATCAGGATTTCATGATTGCAGCGGCTAGACCAGTTATTATAGGTCAGCTGCAACCCAGGGCACGCAAGGGCCAGGACATCCCTAGCGAATATGTCGCTAGCCGGCCTGGAACGAGAGGCGTCAGGGTCCTTGATTATTACAAGACCCTGTGTGAGGCAATCGGCAAGGAATTGGCGGACAAGGCGGTTACGAAGTTCGGCAATGCCAAGAATGCTGTTAAGGCGATCAAGGGGCTTTTGGAATAACAAAGACGGTGCTGGGTAGGAGAGAGAATGTTATCAAACTAATAAACAATGGAGGTGCATATGAAGATATGGAGATTCTGTATAATATGGCAGTTCAATACGTTGTATCTTCAGTATTACAATAAGAAGACACGTAAACTTAAAGAGATAATAGTACAGATAACAGTAAGAAGGTGAATTAATAACCATAGGGTTTTTTATTGCACCTAGGTCTATACAACCATACATTTGTAGGCCTACGTAGGTAGGTATAGGCGTAGATGCACCCATATATATTTTATTGGGGTGTGTTGACAAAGAGAAATACAAAGAGCAATGAGGGCGTCC